CGGCTGTGATGTTAGAAGTCGGCGTAAATGTTCCTGAGGAAAAGAAAGTGTGATAGTAATAGTTAGCATCAGAAGTAATAATTCCGCCAGTAGCCTTTGCGCCCAAGCCAGCAGATGTCACGCCATAAATAGTTGCACTTGAATATTGTGTGTAATTTCCTCCGCCATCAGGAAATAAAGTAACTCTAGTGATAGCAGAAGTTGAATTCCATGTTCCGTTGGTTATGCCTAAATATGCTAAATTGTCATTAGCAGGTGCTATATTCTCAGCAGAGAAAGTTTTTACTAAACTTGTAGATGTATAATTAGAAATATAAATAAAAGTGTTATCAAAAACACTTGCACTCACATTTGTTCCAGCAATACTTCCAAAATAACCAGTAGCAGCCGCACTTGCTTGTGTGCCACTACCAGTACCAAGCAAATAATTATTGCGCAAATTAGTGTCTGTATTATTGAAATATAATCTTTGACCTTGAAAAGAAGAAGTTGATTGACGCGCAGATAGCAAAATAACAAGGTCGGTATAAGTTTGTGGAATGTTTTGAAAATCAATTGTGGAAGCTCCACCAGCACCGACTGTGACAGTTTGAATTGCTACCATATTTGGAATAGTTGGCATTTAGATTTTCTCCTTATACCGCTGAATACCGAATAATGACAATACCTGAACCGCCAGAACCACCTGAATAAGGGTTGCGACCACCTGCACCGCCACCGCCACCGCCTGTGTTTCCTGTTCCTGAGTTTCCATTGCTTTGTGTTACGCCAGAAGCGCCACCGCCAAAACCACCAGTTCCATTTGTTCCAGCCTCAGTACCACCAGCACCGCCACCTGCGTAATAAACAGTACCGCTTACATTTTGCCCTGTTCCTGTGGCTAATCCCCATTCACTAGCAGTAGCAGAACCATTTCCTCCATTACCACCAGCAGCCGAAGGTGCTGCAATCGCGTTACCACCTACTGCGCCAGCGCCACCGCCACCGCCACCGCCGTATTCGGGACCGCTAATACCTTGACCGCCGTTATTACCTTCGCCATTTACGCCAGTACCAACACTAGCTCCGCCAGTAAAACCAGAACCACCACCAGAACCGCCGTTACGACCAGCCTGCTGTCCGGGAGTTCCTCCACCGCCACCACCACCAGTAGTTGAAAGCGTTGTGAATCCTGAACCAGTCATAGACGATGAAGTACCATCTCCACCCTGATTATTTCCAGAGGCACCACCAGAGCCACCACCGCCGACAGTAATTGTGTAATTTTGCGCAACCAAAGAACGATTAAGTGAAAGTCTATATCCTCCAGCACCACCGCCTGCAGCAGCACCATTCAAAGAAGCACTACCACCGCCACCACCGCCACCTGCGACAACTAAACAGTCAGCAGTCAGGGCTTTCATTGGCGTAAATGTCCCAGATGATTGAAATACATGATACCAATATGTGCCATCACTTATGACAATATTTCCACCAGTCGCTTGAGCACTTGCCATACCATAAATATCAATTGTTGTGCCTGTTGAAAATGCTGTTCCTTCGGCATTGAATACAGTAATGCTTGTGATGGGATTGGTTGAGCGATATTGACCAGCAACAAGTTGTGTCAAATTCGCAGCGCTGTTCGCATAACCCCATCTAGAAATGGCTATTTTGTGTGCGTCAGGTGTAGCGTAATTATTTATTTCAGTTATTTGCAGACCAATTGTTGTGCTTGGGTCTGTCATAAAACCGCAATAAAACGCAGTTTGATTAGAACCTTTATTAGAAAAACCAGTACCGCTTCCAGTGCCAAGCATAGCAACCCAACTGTAAGCAGTAGATGTGTCGTTATTGTATCTGTAAGAAATTTGACTATATCCTGCACCGCTGATACCTCTGCCGTCAACAATAATGCGTAGTGCCTGATAATTTTGTGGCAAATTGCTAAAAGTGACAGATGATACGCCACTTTGAGTATTTGCACTAGCAATAGGAGTATAAGTACTCATTTATGCTTCCTTTTTCTTGATTCCATACAACGCAAATTGTGAAAATTGGCTTAGGTTCGTTGAATCAGGCGTAAATGTTATAGAAGATATTGTTGTTGATTGAAACCAAACACCTGATGTGAACCACACAAGACCAGTTCCATTATTATCGCGAGCAGTAGAAACACGGAAAGATTTATTTTTGTTTGTATTAGTATATTCTAAAATGTCAATAGTTCCCATACCGAAACTACCAGCGGTATTGCCGCATTGAACATCTACATTGTTTGAACCTGCCCCAGGAGTTTCAGACCCAATAGTTGTACCATCAGCGTAAAGCGAATGCCGTCTATAATTACCACCCGTAGAGTTTCCATTCAAAGTCATATACAAAGAACCATTAGCAGTTTTTGTAGCAAAATATCTAATTTGTAAATGTGTGTAGGTATTAGGAATGTTTGTGAATGACACAGATGACGCACCACCAGAACCTACGAGCACGATTTGAATAGGAAACATAGCGCCAGTATCAACATTTTGACCTTGACGAGTAGAAGAAGCAATTGTTCCAATAATAGGCATTAGGAAATATCTCCTACTACATACCAAGTATCTGTACCTGTTTTGATGAGAGTAGCAGATGAATTTTGTGCGCGCAGTTTAGGTGCAGTTGTTGTTGCTCCTGTTGAATTTACAGTTGTTGTCGCAGGTGTTGTAGCCTGAATAGTAAGTTGCCCTGCGCCTGTTTGAATAATTGTTATCTGCGTTCCTGTTGGAAACGCTACGGAACCATTAGTAGGAATGTTGATTGTTCCTGCTGTTGCGCCGTTGCTCGCTAGAAGAATATCACCTTGGTCTGTAAGTTGAAGCGTATAAGCGTTAGCAGAGAATGATGGAGTTACAAGAGGCTGACGAATAACAGCATCAGCGAAAGTTCCGCCTGTAATTGTAGGGCTAGTTCCAAATACAAGTGCGCCTGAGCCTGTTTCGTCTGTGACTGCGGCAGCGAGGTTGGCTGATGAAGGTGTGCCAAGCCATGTCGCAACGCCTGTGCCGAAAGATGAAATACCTGTACCGCCATTCGCAACAGATACAGGAGTTGAAAGCGAGATAGTTCCGCTTCCTGTGATTGTGCCACCTGATAAACCAGTTCCAGCAGTTACGCTAGTTACAGTTCCAGTTCCGCCAAAATAAGATAACGAAGCCCACGCAGTAGAACCATTGCCAATTTTCGCTTTACCGGTATCAGTTTCATATCCCCACTCACCAGCAGCGAGTGTTGGATTTGTTGAAGTCCATTGTGCGGCAGTTCCGCGCCGTACTTGAATTTGTGTGACTACTGCCATTATGGAGTTCCCCCATTTACTGTTTGCGTAGCGGTATCAGATGGATTTGCGCCACCCATATAAGGTGCGATTCCGTCAAATACACCAGCATCTATTTCGGTTAGTGTTGTTGAAGCGCCAACGACTTGCCAAGCAGAGCCGTCATACACTTTGAGTCCTGTTGAAGTATTGAAATATAAATCGCCAGCCCGTAGCGTAGGAGTTGAAATGTCCGAAGCCGAAGCAGGAACATTCGTAGGTGTAAGGGCTAAACGACTCATGAAATATCACCTACCACTAACCAGTTGTCCGTTGAGGTCTGGATTAGTGTAGCACTTGAATACTGTGCGCGTAATGCTGGCGCGCTGGCAGTTGCGCCTGTTGAAACTACTGTTACGCCACCTGTTCCTGATACTGTGACTTGACCTGCGCCTAGTTGAACGATGTTAATTTGCGCGCCGACAGGATAGTTTACAGATGCATTGAGCGGAATCGTAAGAGCAATAGCAGATGCGTTAGTTAGCGTGACGAGTTTGCCGTTATCGTCTAATACTGTTGTATAAGTTGTACCTGTTTGTGGGTTGATGCCGAGGTTGATTTTAGGAGAAGAAAGAGTTTTACTGGCAAGCGTCTGCGCAGTAGTGAGGTCGGCTGTAACAGTTGTGTCAATAGCAACGCTGACCGAAGTTGTACCTGTAACAGTAATACCTGTGCCACCATTGACAGTCGTAACACCGCCAGCAGCAGCCGTAGTTTGAGTTGTACCATCTTGGAAAGTTAGAGTTCCATCTACGCCGACAGCGAATTTTTGTGTGCCTGTGCTGTCATTGACTTTGATGGCTTTGCCTGTTTGTGAAGCGATACCATTGACAACGATAGTATTCGCGGCAGTTGAACCAGCCGTAAATTCATGCTCGCTGAATTGTGCCGTTACGCGTGTATCCGTGATATTTGCATTGACGATAGATGTAGCGTTTGCCGCGACAGCGACATAAGCCAAAGTAAGAGAGTTAGCAGGTGCGGCAGGTGGTACTGGACTACCAGCAGGAGTTCCTGTGACGACAGCATAAACGACTTGATTAGAAGCACCTGAATAGTACGAGTCTTGTACTTTGACTACTACGCGGTCAATACGAGGCTGAGCAGGGTCGGCAGTAGCGATAGCAACAGTTGTAGCGGCATCGTTATACGCGATGTATAAACCTTGATTAGCGACTTCTGTGCCGTTGATAAGCGCGTGTCCTGCGGCAACTGATACTGACATAGCAGGAGTAGCGGATTGTGACACTCGCATTGAACCGTAATCGGCTACGCCTTGCGATTTCCATACCGCACCAGTAGTGGTGAGTCGGTCATTATCGGCAGGGTGAGTGCCGTTTTGTAACCACGAAGGCGGTGTTCTTAGTGCCATTTCTTCTCCTAGATATATGCGCTACGCCACGATACAACACAAGCAGTATTGCCGTCTGTTCCCGTAGCAGTAAAAGTGTAGTACGAAGTTCCGGGTGGAGCAGCGAACCAAGTAGATGCGTTATTGAGCAACGCTCTGCGTGATACGCCGTTGAGTGTGACAGTTCTGTAATCTGTGTTAAGAATCAACTCATCTTCCGTGCCGAGAGTTGTGTCTATTTGAAGATATAAACCAGCCGTTACATTCGTGACGCGTGGGTTTATAGCAGGACCTTGAATCGAAATAGTCGGATATGTCGTAGTCCAACCATTATTCGTAATAAGGTTTGGCGCACCAGCACCACCGCCGAAATACATACCGCTTTCAAATGGGTTGTTGCTACCCGATGATGGTGGTTCTGTATAAACACGATTATAGGTACGACCAGCAACAGTAGTCGCGTTGATGAGGTCAGTTGTTTGTAGCGTATCATCGTAATAGCGTGGGTCAGGACAGAAAAACTCATACATGACTGTCGCTAAACCCGATGAGTATTCGGTGTTGACAGTCAATGCTCTACGGCGAACACGCGCGTTAAAGCGTTGTAAACTACTTCCCGGAAGTTGAAACTGAAGTAATCCTGTGCCTTGTTGTTGTGGTACGAGGTTTTCTTGTAACAAATCAAGATAGTAGTTCATAGAGTAGTTAGAATCGCCACGAACTGTCATTGTAAAAACAAGCGTTCTGCCTGAAAGAAAATCGCGACCTGTCCACATACCATCTTGATAACCGCGATTATCGTCTTGGTTACGAATGACAGGTAAATCTTCTAATCCGTCAATAGTCATAATCTGATAGACAGAATTGCCACCGCCGAACTCAAAATCATTGAAAGCGAAGCGATAGTTAAGTAGCGAAGCAACTGGCATTATTCATACACCATCTTTCCGCGACCTAAAGTGCGATATTGTACATCGCCCGAAGTGCGAATTGCCCAACCTACATCATCAGCAATTGCTTGCGAAGAAGCATTAGTTGTTGCGTTAATAGTAATGCTATTGCCTGTTTTTAGACCTTGTCCAGTAATTGTAGCGAAAATATCTGCGATTCTTTGACGCGCGCGTGTTTCGCTTTCCGTATCATCAGGTTTTGCAGATGTAACAGTTCCAACACCATATTGGAATGTTCTTCCGCCAGCCGTGAATGTTTCAGGAAATCCTGATGGTGTCGTAGGAGGAATAACAGGAGTAGGCGTGACAGGTGTTGGCACTACTGTCGGTGTTCCTTCGGGTGCGGTCGCTGTTGTAATAACGCAACCCATGAAATTCGCGCTGAGTTCAACACCAGCCTCATTGTAAGTAACGCTGAAATTACCTTTGCCTGATGGGCATGTTCCGACACTTACCGCGCGTTGTTCTGTAACAGTTCTTGTAGTAGGAACTACATTCGGCGCTGTTGCTACAACCGCAGGAGCCTGCAATGTTGCGATAGCAGCCAACGATGATTGTAATTGACGAATACGCTCTTGAAGTTGCGAAATTTGTAAATCAATCGCGGCAATCTGTTCGGCGGTGCGCGTGTTGATGACATCTAAAGATTTAGAATATGCATTGAACGCTTCTGCAAGTGATTCAGTGAGTTGTTCTTCGTAGCCTTTAAGTTCTTTATTAAGTTCAACTTGAACATTTGCAAGGTCGGCTGTGAGTTGCTCTGTCGCTAGAACAATGCCTGAGTTCATGCGTTTGGCTAAATCATCTACGCCGTGCGTTGATACGCTCTGCAATTTATCCCAATACGCTTTCATCTGCGCAATAGATTCAGGAGCAGAGTTGATAATAGTCTGCGCTAGTTGATGACCAACATCAGGACCTTGCGCTACGACTTCTTCGATGAAAGTTTGTGAGAATCCAAGACCAGCCAAAGTAGCAGCATCAGCAGCAAGCGTTTCGGCTTTCTTTGTTTGTAGTCCTAGCGCAGCGAGAATACGCTCAGTCGTGCCGCCTTTCATGTAGCGACCCTCAAATGTCAAAGCAGAGAAAATATCTCCTACTGTGCGATAAGTAGCGCTTTTGAACGCACCGCGTAGTTGGTCAACGGATTGTTTGACGATTTCTGCACTACGCTTTGCTGCTGCTTCCTGTGCTGTATAAACATCTTTGTCGTATTGTGCGCGGATTTTTTTGACATCAATGTTGTATTGTTTCTCAAGTTCAGCGCGTTCTTTGGCTGCTTCTGCTAGCACTTTCGTGCGGTCAGCCTCGAGTTTGCCGATTTCTTTGTATGAGTCTGCGATAGCACGAATCATGTCTTGCTGTAATTTTTTGATTTCGCCTAACGCTTCACGCATTCCGCCAGCCAAATTATCTACAAGTTCCTCTGCCTTTTTCATCGTGCTTTCAGCAGATAGAATCGCTGCTTCATTACCGCTTTTAACAGCAGCGGTGTAATCTTTTTGTGCTTTTGTGAGTGTAGCAACAGCAGCGTTGTACTGATTAGATGATGCTTGATACGCATTGACAGCACTCTGCGCTTGCAAAATCAACTCATCGACAGGATTCATGAGGATATCTTGAACTGATTTGTTGAAATCGGTGCTAACAATGTCTTTCCAGAGCGCGCCTAATTCTTTGAACTCAGTTTTAGCCTTGTCGTTGAAATCTTTGATGGACTGTAACGCTTGATTCAAGCCTTTAGCAATATCATTAGCGATTGTATCGCCAAGAGTTTCGCCATTCTCAAATCCCGGTATTTGCGGAACTTTGAAATCCCATTTGATTTCTAATTTTTTAGAAGTAAAACTGTCAATAGATTTCTTGGCGCCTTCTAATTTATCTGACCATTTGTCAATAGCCGCATATTGTTTCTCCATCATTCGGAGTCCTGCTTCGGCTTCGCTCGTATCTTTACCGAATAATTTGCGTAACGCTATCGCTGCTTTTTGAGCAGCAAGAGGAATTTGATAAATGCCTTGAACGATGTTTTCTACTACATTGATGAGTGTTTGTGCTACTGTAATTACTGCTTTGACGACAGAAGCAAAACCTTTACGGAAATCTTCGCTAGAATTGTAAGCCTTGACGAATGCGTAGGCGACAGCAAAAACAAGAACTGCTATTCTGCCAAAAGGACTTTTGAGAATAGTCGCACTCAACAACAAAAGTTTTTTGGTTAAACTAACTACTGCTGGTATCAAAGCAATAGTAATTGCTGTGGCTAACGCTATAACAAAATCGTTATTTTTCTTGATGAACGCGCCAGTATTGTTTAACGCACTAATAAATCTGTTGAGAACAGGCAATACTTTCATGCCTATTGCCTCAAATAGGTCGCCTAGATTTTCATTGAGGATTGCTAACTGCCCAGCGAAAGTTTTGGCATACGCTTGTGCTTGACCACCTAAGCGTTGTTCTAACTGCTTCATCGCTTCCGCAGTAGCCTGTGCTTTCGGCTTATTTTGGTCTAATATGATGCCAAATTCTTTGAATACTCTTGCGTTGCCGTTTTGCGCACGAATGAGTGCTCGCGCTGCTTCTTCCATGCCCATGTTCTTCGCGCGCGCGAGGTCTGCTGACATAGCCAACAAACGATTACTTTTTTCAACATTGCCTGTGGCAGTAATCAAAACAGCATAAGCATCTGCCGCTTTTTCAGAACCGAAACCTAAACCTTCATAACTCTCAACAAGTTCAGCAACCTGTTGGCGATTTCTTTCAGTAGATACGCCGACATTCGCCATCGCTTGACCAAGACGATTCATGGACTTTTCTAAATCCATTACAGCCTTGACGCCGATACCCATAGAAACAACAGCAATAGCACCAAGAGCCTTCAACGCGCCCATGCCAACTACGGCTGCTTTCTGAAAACCTGACAACGCTTTGCCTGTTTTGATGGCTTGCGCTTCCATAGCCTTCAACTGCGTATTTACTTTGCCGAAAGTTGCAATAGCCTGTGTCGCGTTGGCTTGAACTTCAAAGAGGACAGGTGGTAAAAAACTACCAATCATTACCTGAACCTCCTAAAAAATTTGGATTGAACTTGCGGAACGATAACAGTACGGAATTTCTGATAAGCAGGTTCCATATACGGGAAACGAAGTCCTGCTGGCCAGTCACCGCCACCTAATTCTACTCTGCGTCCGTATTCAATAGTAGGACCAACTATTGCTGAATAATTAGCAAATCCCATTTTGAAGCGTTCGCCACGAATCGAACGGCGCAGGTTACCTGTGCGGTTCATAGGCGGTTGGTTCGGCGTGGCTTTCTCATAAACACGCCCACCGCGAGGACCTTTTGTGTAAGGTCGCGCGCCTTCGATTTGTTCTTTTGAAAGTTGAATCAAAGCAGTCATCATCTCGTCACGCGCCATTCGTGCTGAGTTGTTGATATCAGCACCGATTTTATCAACGCCTTTTCTAACGAGTTTGAGATTGCTTGTTATCACTCTTTGCTTTCACCTCATCAACAGCGCCAGCGATGGCTAATAGCCAGTCCATTAAATACGCTGGTTGTTCATCTACTTGCGCAGGTGTCCAACCAAATTTTTCTGCCGCGACATAATAAATGTATTCATCATCGGGATACGAGAACGCTTCGTGGCGCTCTTTCCCTTGAAGAAGCCATTTTAGTCGCTGGAGCCTCCGAAAGGGCTTTCAGGGTCAGCCTCAGTTTCTTTTGTTTGTGACAACTGTGGGAACAGAACTTTCTGTGCTTTACCTGCTTCTTCGGCGAGCGCATCGTAATCTGCCATTGTCAGTTCTTCGAGGAAACTGATTTTGACAGACGGAATCGGAAAATCAAAAGACCATTCTTCAACGAGAATAGCGATAAGACCATCAACGATAGATAGCGCTTGCATCAAGCCTTCATCTTCCTTGCTGGCGTTTTTCAACACTTTCTTGCGGTCTTTTACGCGTAGTGTTGTTGGGTCTTTGAATACTGCCCAACCGCCCGAAGGGAGTTGTAATCTGTTTTTCTCTGTCATGTTATTCCTTCCTAATCGCCTTCCGTCTTATAGGGGTGATAGGGGCAGAGCATAGTGGGAAGGCGGCACTATGCCGCACAATCCCCTATCACCGTACTGCGCTAATTCCTACTGATATGTACCAGAAGGAACAGCATTCTCGAGATACCATTGAATCGGAGCGTATCCACCAGTAGCGCCAGCATCAGCGGTAGTAGCGATAGCCGCAATATCAACGGATACAGCAACATGGTCAGGTGAGCGGTCAATAGCAGCAGTTGTGTAAGCACCTTTGCTGAGGTTGAACGCGATAGTTGTTGCTGTTGCACCAGCGCCTTGTGACCATTGAAAGTTCAAGACTGGCTGTGTGTTATTAAGGAAATTCAACAATTGGTCATCGTTTTCCATTACGAAAGTGAGAGAACCTGTCGAATCAAGAGCGCCAACAAAGATTTCGTATGGTCCTTGGTCTGTATTGATACCAAAGATAGCCTCAGCCTTGCGTGTCATGCTGATAGTTCCATCGGTGATATAACCGATAGTTGAACCACCAATAAGAACAGAACCGCGCCAAACAGGAGTTGGCGTAACAGAACTGAATGTTGGTGCTGCTGCTGAGGTTGTTGTTGATGGGTGACCCATGAGTTTTGCTGTGTATTCGAGCATTCCTTCGCTATTGAAAGTCATGCTGAATTCGGTCACTTTGCATCCGGGATAGTAGCGGTTGTTCGCAACATACATATCTTCCAAAGTGAAAGATGTTGGCTGTGCGTCTGCGCCGATACCCGTTGCGTTTTTCAAAGTAATTGTGTGTGCGTACGGTGCTGATGCTCCGCTTGTTGCGACTGAACCCATGATTCCGCCAAGCCAATAGCCAACTGTGTCGGCAAATACTGGACCTGCTACATCAATTTCCGTATGACGGCGACCTTGAATGTAGGTGTAGTTTTCAGCCATTGAACCGCGTAGCCCTGTGTCATACAGAGGTGCGATGATATCAACAGGCTTGAAAGCATCTTTGGAAATGGGGATAAAATCCGTTGCGGATACTGGCGTTGCTGGTGTTACTTCTTTAGCGATACCAAGGTAACTGCGTACGGAGGGTTTTGCTGATGCCATTTATTTCACGCTCCTGCGTTCGTGTCAGACGAGGCTGACGATTTTGATTCTTCTTTTGCTTTTTCCTTTGGTGCTTGAGCCGCAGGTGCGGATTTAGCAGGGTCAGCAAGCGATAATCCTAGAGCCGTTAGCCCTTCAGGACCATCAAATACATCACCTTTCTTAACAGTGATGCCGAGCGTAGGAAAAGAACGCTCAACTTCACCCTTGTATTCATAACGGGGCACAGGATTCTCCTTATGTTTCTATCATTTGCGTTACGGTAAACCGTATCGCTGCCCAAGTTTCAGTTGCGCCACCTTCGTTAGTTAGTGGTTCACCGTACTGAACATCTATGTTTGGTTCGGCTGCTTGCCAAATCTCGTTCGGGTTATCATTACCGAGAGTATGCTGACCCGCACGAAGTCTGTCTTTTATTGCGTCAATGAGTTCGTCAAATGCGTTCATCGCATCTTCTGCGTTGCGCTCTAACGAATGATGAAAAATTTGTAGTGCTATCTGATAATCAACGCGTTTCCAGCCTTTGCCGTATCCGCCTTGCGACATATCTCCTACGCCACCGATAGCGATACGCGCTTCCTGCTCGTTTTCGATAAATACTACGGCTGCTGCGCGTGAGTTTTGACCCGGAAATGAATTTACCTGAAAATTGATACGCTTCGGAAACGAGGTAAATACCTGATTCAGCGTTGTAATCTGCGCTGACGAAATCCAGTTCGCGACATTTTCGCGGACTACGCGCCGTGACATTATCTAATCCTGCGATAAGGTTGTAATAGCGCCATCGCCATGCCCATATCATCTGCGATGCTGGCTTGAACTTGTGGCGTTGTTGCTTGGTTTGGCAGAGTGCCAACAGCCATCGTGAGTGAATTATCACCACGAACTTTGAGCATAGCCGTTGTAGCGAGAATAGCAGCCTCTTTGATAGCAGGTGGAAGTGCGGAAATAGAAACACCTGCGCTATGCGAGTATATCAGAGGACTCGTTAGAGGAACAGTTGTAGAACCGAAAGTGTAAGTTGAGGCTACTGTTACATTTTCCGAATACATACCATCATAAATTTTGAGTTGAACACCTGCGGTAATTCCTGTGCCGTTTGTAACAGTTAGCGTGGATTGCGTTGCGACAGCAGACGCGATGAGGCTGTTTGGGTAACCATTGACATAGGTGTATTTGAGATAAACGATGTTGCCCGAACTGCTCGGAAAACCGAACTGAATTGGACCTTGCGAAGTTAGCGTAGTGCTAAGCGTGGCATACGGGAAAATGACCTGTTGATTTTCTAGCCAAGCCACAGAGCAGTCCTGCGCTTGAATTAAGTTAGTTGATGGGTTGCCGTACCAAAAATCGGTGAGCGCAATAATCGGGTTGTAGCGTGGGTGAAATTTGATAGTGCCGTCAGGCGAAATGCGTGAACGCTGAGTTTCGGTTTCTGTTGTTGCGCCGAGAATCTGATTACAGTAGGTATCTATCCATGATGACGCGCGCGCGATGACATTCGCTAATTCGCTATCTTGAACATCAGGGTCGCTACTGTTGAAAACTAAATTGTCAATATCAATAGCAGTAGGCGCATTGCGGTATTCCTGTGTAGTGAGATATGGCGTTGAAAACTGCTGTGTGGTTGGGTTAATTGCGTTAGCCACTTGAACCATCTCTCTCTATTCGTTCGTTCTCATGTCCGCAACGAGAACATTTCTTAAACCATGAACCGAATCCGCATTGAGAACACGGATAACCTTCTCCGTCTATAAAACCACTCGCGCTCGCGATGCCTAAACCTTCTTGTTTTAGTTGCCGTTCCAACTTGGGATTATCAACATGGAATAATCCGTCTTTTCCTGCTTTGATAACTTTCGTGCCTCGTTTTGTTTTGATGCCTATTTCGCGTAAGCCTTTCGGCGGAATCATTCGTGCCATGTGCGCCTCCTAAATAGACCACCAACCGCCGTAAGTTGCCTTGCCGCTAGCAATCCATTCCCTATGTAATTCGCCTTGTTTTGCCCAGTCTGTTTCGTGCGTATTCCTACTGCAGTTAGGGCAAGTATCTGCGTTGAGATTTTTATAGATATGTTCGCATTGAATAAAGGTGCGCCCACTATTTGACGCACCTTCATTCATTATTCAGTTGTAACTACGCTTGCTGAATTCCGGAAACTGCGCCGTTCCATGCAGGAGCGTAGCAGAAGAATGTTCCACGGAAGTAGGTGCTGAAGTCATACGAGAACTGAACTACTGGCCATTGAATGCCCATGTAGTCCTGAACATTGATGACTGCCCATACATCTGAAACTTCTGTATCAGGAATTGGTAGTGTGTATGACAACACAGGGCTTACGCCTTGAGTTAGCCATGGGTGAACAGTCAGAGGAACCATCTTACCAGTGATTTCGTTATATAGAGCACCGATGGTTGCGCCACCAACATAATCGCCAACATCAGTTTGTGTGAGGTTTAGACGATAGTTAGCAGTTGAGCCGTTCTTAATTGCATCTGACAATTGTTTGCGGTCTGAGCCGTTGATGAGAATCTCATCTGGGTCAGCCTTGACATTGTTGTAGAGGTTATAGAAGACCTCTTGATATTCAACTCCCGGATTTCCGGTGCTGAATGTGGTGTTGATTGTGTTGTTGTAACCGCTGTTTGGACCGAGAACTGTTGGAAGAATTCCGTCATATCCAGTCGCGTAAGCAGAGGTGTTACCTGCTGCGTTGATGGTTGCAACAGTTGTTCCTGTTGTTGGAAGCGCACCAGTTACATTGAAAGTAGTGGTTGCGGTTGTTCCAGCATAGAACATTGCTGAATCAGCAGGAGCAGATGAGCCAGTTCCAACATAAACATCATAAGCAACTGCACCTGTTACAGCAGCAATTGTTACCTTGATGTATTCGGAAGCGGCAGGAGTATCAGAGCCAGCAGCAGAAGCGGTTGTTCCGCCGAATGCACCAGCAGAAGCAACGACCTTTACCCATACCTTGCCAGTTACACCAGTAACAGCAGGAAGTTGAGAAGTAGCAGCAGTAGCGACTACGGTTGGAGCAGCAGGTACTGAGAGCAGACCTGAGTATGCGCTAGCAGTTCCGCGTGCGAATAGAAGCATACGCTCTTCCATCAACATTGTTGCGTATAGCGTAGATGTTGAGGAAAGTTGGCGAAGGTCTTGATATCCCATACCTGAGAAGTTCGCATCGAACGAAACTTGGTCAGATAGTGAGTAGGAGTTGTAAGGCAACACGAGGTCGTCTGCTGTGTAGGAAATCTGTGGACCGCGCTCTAAATAGAGAGGGTTAGATGCTCCGGGAGCAAAGTTGTTCTGTGTTGTTTCTGTAATACCAGGCCAAATGTTTCCTTGTCCGCCTGTTCCGGTACCTGTGTAACCAAGAATTCTCTTGACACGATGTGAGGTACCAACTCCGCGCTTGCGTGGAAGTTTGTTACGAAGTGGTGTTGGACGAGGTGTTAGAAGTTTTGCAGGTGCTTCGAGGTCGAATGCTGCAAAAGATGAGGAAAGTGGCTGAGTAAGAGTGATTTCTTTGTTGATATCACCCATAGCGCCACGCTGTGCTGCGAGAGCGTTGTTCAATGCTGAAACAGCATCAGGAGTCAAAGACTTGTTAGCAACAAGTGCTTCAATTTGTGACGCGGCATCAGTAGAACCACCAAGAGTTTCACCATCAAAAGAGCGAGGTGCGGAAAGCGCCTTGCTTAGTTCAGCGGTGTATTCCTCATGGCGCTCAGCAGCAACTTTAGGATTGGACTCATTGTATAAGTCCGCTGCTTTGAGTTGTGTTTTAGCCATTGTTATCTTTCTGTAAAGAGTTACGCCTTGACTTCGGTTTCCGCTTTGGCAAGGTAATCCTTAGCCATTTCGCGGTATCCCTTAGCAAGGTCGTTATCGGTTGTAGCGGCAGCCTTTGCTAGATACAAATCTGCTTTGGCTTTCCACTCATTATTGGTTTTAGCACCTGTCGCTATGGTTGTCCGCTTTGGACCGCCACCTATTGCGAGAGATTTTGCCGTTGCTAGTTCTGTTTCAAGAGATGCTGCCTTGTTCTCTACCGCCTCTTTTGCGGACTTTAACTCAGCAATTTCTGCTTGTACTGAAGCCATAGCACTCTTTACGGCTTTCTCAATGACAGCAGTAACGCCGTCAGCGAGCAGGGACTTCTCTGCCGAGTCTGCCTCGTCAGAATCTTCTTCTTCGATTACTGTTCCGATTTCTTCGATAGTCGAAGGTGGAACAATTGTTTCAACGCTCTTAGGCGTTGGTGGTTGAATAGCAGGTGATGGCACAGGTGTTTCGTTTGGTGTGACCATAACTGCTGTTGAAACATCAGGGTTGCCGTGAGAGTTTGCTGGCATATTGCATCCGCACTCTAAGCATTTGTGAACTGACTTATCTGCCATCTCGTTGTCCTCAACGACAACTTCTTTCTTGGCTTCTTCGAGTTCGTGTTGCGCGGTTTCTGCTCCGACCATTGGACCTTCGGCAGTTTCTTGTTCGGCGGTTTCGCCGTACTGCTTTTCAATGTCGTCATATCCGCATTCTTTGCACATACGCGATACTTCGTCTAGTGCTTTGCGAGCAGCAGCATAACGCTCTACCATTTCATCACGGGAAGGAACATTTTTGGCTTCACCGCTCATAGGCATTGCTTCTGATGCCATCTCTTTCTCTATGTTAGTTTCCACCAGTTCCTCTACTTTCGTTAGTGATTTTTCACCATTGACTGATTTCGCCAAAACAAGTTGGCAATTTGGATTAGCAGGTCTATCGACCAAACTAACTTCTACGATTTGACCATCAATAATGCGACCATTTGCCGCTTTCTGGTCACGAACAACACGCGGCGCTTTGATGCCGATGCTGAAACCTTTAAGTACGCGCGACTTAACTTTCTTGACAGAAACAGGGTCAACTACTAGCGCGGAAATGTAGTGTCCGTCTGACTTCTGTTCGTATTCTTGCGCAACACCAGCAGCGATATTGCTGTGCTGTTCGCGGATATTACCGCCTGTCATGAACCATTCAGGCATCGCGCGGTCAAGCCACGCAGGGTCGCAAATCTGCTGGTCAATGTCAATGGAATCGTCTGTTGCTTTACCATAAACGGTAAGAGTGCCGTCACCATTATCGTCCATTTTGACGATGCCAGCGTATACGCTTGTATCTTTCATATCTTTCCTTTACTCGTTTATGAGTTTTGTATCAACTACATAGGGCGCAACATCGCACATACAGTTCGGGTGAACAGGTGGGTCGCCGTTAGGCCATTGTTCGCCGAGTTGTATCGGTGATGCTGCTTCGTTTTCCGAACATAAATCGCAAGGGTCTGCGACTAAATATTCAATCATCTCAACACCTGAATCGCGGTACAAATCTAGAGAGGACTGTACCACCGCGTACGATGTTTCGGTTTGCGCTATTGAAAGCGCCCGAACAGGGTCGTCAATAAGTTGGTCTATCAGGATAGCGGCAGAGCGTGGGCTGATACCTTCGTTCAGCGTACGAGCGAGGATAGTTCCGATGCGTTTTACTGTCGTCATCGTTATCTCGTCAGACATACTCGTACCGCGATTAAGCAGGTCGTAGAGTGTTGCGCTAGGGCGTAGCCGTAATGCTGCTGCTCTGTTTCCGGGCTTCCAGTTGTTCCAGTTGATAGCCAATGCGCGCTGTAATTCTTTTTTACTCGGCGCTGCTTTGCTGACTTTTGCTTTTCTTGCTATCTCGTATGCGCTGAGGTCAATACCGAGAATCGCAGCATCAGCATAAAGGTTGAACAGGGTATTGCGTAGCGTACGAGTGTTCACAATGACATGAACGCGCGCCCATGCGCGAGCCTCGTCAGGTGTGACATTTCCGCTACCTTCGGGAAAGTTCGCAAACCAAGCATCGATAATGTCTGTAACGCTTACCGAATCTCGTATTGCTCTGCGAATAGCGCGTTGATGCCGAACCGCAAGCCTCGTCTTAAGACGCTTCGTGTTCGGTTTCATTTACAGCCCTATGTATCTCTCCGCGTGCCAACGGGCAGATTCTTCGTCACCGATAGCAAGATACTTGTTGATAACTTCTGCGTAGTCTGCTTCGATTACTTCGAAATTGAAGGGTCTTTTGCGATTACCTTTACGGAGCCACTTGAGGAATTTCTTAACTTCCTCAGTAGTTTTATCACTTTCTTCTTCCTTCTTTTCCTCTGCCACCTCTTGAACCAGTTGTCCTTCTTCGGTTTGAGGTGTTTCGCCGATGGGGAGTTCGCCGTCAACTGCCTCAGCATCAGGACCTTCAAGAGCACTTGCTCCTGCCGCTGTTGCCGCATCGATAATCCCTTCTGGTGAGAGGAAGAATAATCCGCTACCACTATAAAGCATTGGCATATCTGCTTGTGGTGTGTCGAGTAGTGGCAGACCACTCTTGGAACGCGCTTCGTTTACTGTGCGGTTGCCGTTCTTCAACTCAATATCAATACGGCGCGCTTCTGCTTCCGTATCAACCTTAGACTCAAACAGAATCTTGAATTCAAGTTCGCGTGGCATACCGAGATAAACATAGGACAAGTTCGTAAGTTGCTTGCTAATCCAGTCAACTAGCGGAGCAATACCGATAACTTCACCCGAGAGTGTTTCGCCTTCTTGTAATCCTGACGCACCGAGCGAACCGCTACCGCTAAATCCGATTTCTGATGGCAATACGCCGAAGTGTCCGCAGATAGAGGTGACAAGATAGTTATCAAGAACATCTTTGAACTTCTCGCCGTATCCTTCAAACTGATGCGGCACGAAACCAGCAGGTAGTACGCGCGAACGCTTACGCTGTGCGGTTTGTCCTGCGAGGTCATCGTTGAAGATGTTTTCATACGCGCGCAACAACTCTGGATTATTACCAAATGTTGCGTCAGTTTGAAACATTAGTTCAGGGAGTACACCATCTGTATATTCTGCTCGTAGCCACTGCTGTCTGCGCAGATAAATGTCAGCAAGAGGTAATGAGCGCTCAGTTGGGGAAAATCCATAGATAGTCCATGACCTTCTATTTTTGACCAAATAAGATAGTTCGTCAGAGGTGAATTCTCCATCGGCATCTTCCATTTCCATTGGTGCCATGAATTCGCTACGAGGAAATCCGTAGAGAATCTGCTGAAACGCAGGGTTAGGTGGAATAGGACGCATTCCTCGGTCGTCAATAAGTGGCTTGATAGTTGAGCCGTCAAGTACCTGAAATCCGTATAAATCTCCACCGACAGACTTCTGTGGCCAAATAGCCCACGCATCTATCACGAGGATTTCTTCTACGGAGAGGTTAATCCAGTCCGAAAATGTGTATCCGTTTGCTTTGTCAGGGTTTTCCCAAAACGCGCGCAAACGAGCGATATCTTCCGTGTATTTTTCACGAGCAGTAGCCATCGCACGAACATGGTCTTTGCCTGATTCTGCCGCGATGCGTTCAGAAGCGTCATCGCTCAAAACAATATCCCAGTCCATACCCGTGATTTTGTTTTTCACAACTTCAAGACAACGGCGAATAATATCTACTTGGTCTGCGGTTGCGCGTAATGTCTTGAAAGGGATAAGACGCGTTTCCGTGATGTTGATATTTTGCGCAACTTGATACTCATAACGGCGAGGGTCAGGACGACCATCTTCGCGTAATGGATTTATCGCTCCCGGAACGATAGGACTTCCGGGTGTAAATGGAACATTTGGCCAAATCGGATTACGAGGTAATCCAACTGACTGACCGTATGTTTGATTCATAGGTCTAGAGCGATTCACCATATCTTGTTCAGAGATAGTGACAGTTCCGGGCGGAAGATTCGGTGCTTTCTGAATTTCCGCCGCGACTGCTCTAGCCAATCTGTCAAGCAGACCCACGCTAGCCTCCTAAGCGTGTACGACTACACGATATTGATTTGAAGTTGGAGCAACTGAGAATAGCAGAGTAATCGAAGTAGTGTTTGTATGTTGTACATCGCAAATCACTTCTGCGTATGGGCTGCTGTTATCATAGACAGTAACAATAACATCACGAGTGCCGAGATTATGGGAAATCGTGTATGAGGTGTTCGAGCCGTCACCAACATTGGCTGCGTACTTGCGTACAACAACAGCAGTATCGATAGCGATACCTGCGGAACTGACAGAGATACCTGTATCAGCAACAGCAGAGAAGTTATTTGCTCCGCCGACTGCTCCAAGAGCAACACCATTGCTTGCGGTATAAGTACCAGCACCCGAGAACTGAGTGAACTCAAGAACAGTAGTGTTGAGGGTAATTGGATTGTCAGTTGTGAGAACCCAACCAGTATTGGCGAGAGTATCACCAGTCTGTACGAATGTGAACATACCTGACTTAACTTCAGCAGAAGTATTAGCGTCAGCAGAGCGAACAAGAATCCAAGGATTTGAGCCGTCACCTTCTTGTGACAATACATAAATGCCGTTGTATTCACCACCTAGACCGCCAAGGCTCGCCTCATTTTTGACGAGAACGCGCTGACCAGCGAGAACTTGGTCGCCGTCTACTGTGAGAGTGGTGTTGCTTCCTGCGGTAATTGTTCCGCCGTTAGCAGAAGTCCACGCAGGGCTGTTAGGAAGAATTGCGGCAGTTGCGAGGTGAACTGCTTCCTTGATGAGAAGTCCTTGCGCAGTTGCATCAACATACGCCTTAGTTGCTGCGTCACTATCGGCTGATGGTGCTGCGAGGTTAGTAATCTTGTAGTTGCCGAAAGACACATCAGCAAGAGGAACAGTGAGCGCGGAAAGATTGATTGCGCTGTGCGCTGCGTTGTCGTGTGTTGGTGTTCCGTGAGTATGGTCATTACGAGCGAACTCTGTGCCTGAACCATTAGCAGAAGCAGAACCGAAAGTAGTTTGTGCGGTGACATTACCGAAGTTAGGTAGTGCGTGAACATGGTCTGCGCGAGCAGGTGTGGACGCAGTACCTACGCTGTTTGTTCCGCCAGCCGCAAGTGTTTGCGGTGCTGTGCTAGTGAGAGATGGCGTTCCGTGCGTGTGGTCAGCGCGAGCATAATCGTTGCTGCTACCGCTTGACGAAGTATCGCCGTAGGAAGTCTGTGCCGAAACTGTGCCGAAAGATGAGATTTGGTCCCATGTCGAGCCATCGCTTAGATATAGGAGATTATTATCTGTTGCGAAATAGAGCGTACCAGCAGGAACAGCGTTTGCTTGTGGGCGGTTGCTAAATGTGCCGTACTGAACTTGCGTAGTCTGTACGAAGTTCACCCATTGTGTGCCGTTGTAAAAATACAGCGTATCGTCAGAAGTGTTGTAGTAAATCTGACCATCGAGAGGGCTAGATGGTGCAGTTCCGAGATTCTGAATTACCGCGTTTTGTAATTCGTTCTTATTTAAGTCAATGCTGACTAGAAATTTTCTTGCCATTATTTCTCCTATATTACATACGCGGTGCCAGTAAAGGCTGCCGTGAAGGTTATTACCATTGTGTTCTTGCTTGGATAACTAAATGTGCCTTCACATTGAGTACCTGCTGAATCAAGCACGACCGCAGTAGGTTCTCCACCGAGATTATGATTGATAGTCCATACGCTACTGGCGACTGCTTGAGTGTGCGTATAGAAAATTTGTGCTGCTCCACCTTGCGGTCCGGGAGCAGTAACGCGGATAATCGGCTGCGTTACTTGAACTACTACTGTTTCGTCTGCCATCATGTCCTCGTTACTTGTGGGCTGACTTCAATTGTGCCTTGAACAAGGCGTGTTACAACATTCTGCGGCGAAGTAATTTCAATGTCATAAGCATATCTGCCGTTAGTAATCGCTGCCGTTTGTGTGTTGGTCGCATGACACGCGATAGTTCCAGTATTGCCTGTGATAGTAATGCCGTTGCCGTTCGTCAGGGTCAGGACTGCTGTTTTGGCGAGTGGCGATGTGCGTACTTGTAGTGCTGCGGTGTAACTCGTGATATTGACAGGAGTGCCGTTCGGCTGTTCATAAATAAAAGTTATATACCAATCCGCACCTTGGTCGATTACGGTGTTGTAAGTAACTGCCATTTATGCTCCTAGTGCCGCGTTACAGTATTCGCAAATCTTGTTCGTTTTCTTATTGGGCATCTGACAACTGCCGCAAATTGTAGCGAGGTTCTGTAATCCCGTAAGAGATACTGAACCATCTTTCAGTTCGGTAAGTGCCCACACTAGTGCGTCTAGTCTATCAGGTGATTCGGCGCTTTCAGGTGTCCACATTACCATTTGGTCCTCTAGTTGCGGAAACGCGCCAACATGATGAACGCGATACTGCTCGTAGAGTGCCGAAATGGGTTCTGCGCGCACACGCTTTCCGCGTGTCGCATGAACTTTAGTAACAGGTGCATTTCTATCTACCTGTTGAAGCACCATAATAACCATGTCACCGCCGTTGTTTGTTTCAGCAACGATTCGGTCTGCCTTGTGTTTTCTAAATGCTTCAATTGCTCGCTTGCCCCATTCGTTTGGAGTAGCGCGTATAGTGTCATCAGAGAGGACATAGAAATGTCCGTCTGATGCTGCTCCTGCTGTGATAATTCCTGTTTCATCGCTATCTTCTCCGCTCGTTACTGCTGGGTCAATAGCAACTACGATGCGGTATAGCGGTGGTACTTTGTCGGGCGTGACGCGAGTATCTTCTATCCAATAGCGCTGCCATAGTGCGCCTTCTGCCTGTTCCAGCAGTTCGCCGTATAACTCTTGCCTTCCTGTGCGCGTACCTTCGTAGCGCGCCTTCAGTTCCGCTAGCGCGGTTTCAGACAAATTCCTTGCGTTATCAAATGTGCTTCCGCGAGTGACAACTACTGAGCCGTCAGTACGCGATACCCAGTCACGAAGTAACTTGATGGGCTTTGGCGTTGTTGTTGCCACGATGCGTGGTCTTTCGCCAATACGCAGCGCAGGTGCTAAACCTTCTGTCCAAGTTTCATACGGATAAGGCCAAGCAGCAACTTCATCAAGCCACGCGCCTGATAAGTTCAGACCGCGACCGCTATCGGGCGAATCCGCACCGAACATGTGAACTATCTGTCCGTCTTTGAAAGTAATCTTGTATGACGATTTGTTATAGACATAATCAACATCAGGCACTAGCCCACGATTTCGTATTGAAACCAGCAGTCCTGATGGACCTTCAACGCAGACTGTTTTCGTATCACTGAAACGCGGTGCGATAATTGCCCATTGCGTACCCGTGCCGTCAGGTGCTTTTGGCGTTGTCAATATGCGTTCCGTGAGCCACTCTGCGCCTGTGCGTGTCTTGCCCCAACCGCGACCCGACATAATCAACCAGATATTCCAGTCGCCTTCGGGTTCGTGTTGTTCGGGTCTGCCGATAAACCACCAAGGCTTGCGGTGTAGGCTGTGAATGTACTCGCTAGTTTGTTGGTTCAGCCATCGCTGTTGTTCCGCTATCGGTAACTGCGATATCTGTTCCCTGAGTGATAGACCCATTTACGCTGCCTTCGTTAATGAACTCGAGAATTGCCTTCTTTGCTTCCTCTATGTCTATTTGAATCGGTGTGCCATTCGGACCTGAAATCTCTGCGCGGATTTTGTCGTTCCTTCCCCAGCGTTCTGCGTGCTTTCTTTCAAGCCACCACGCTGCCGCTTGCCATCTGCCGTTTTGTGCTGCTTGTTGAATACGCACAACCGCATCAGCCTCAGCAGCAGCAAGAGCGCGCAAGACTGACTCCCGAAATTCCCGATAGTCTTTCTTCGCGTTAGGTTCTTGCGCTAACTCCATCCAGCGATAGAAAGTTGTTTCGCCTATTCCTGCTAGTTCAGCAGCAACTTTTTGGTCGTTTCCTGCTCGTAACGCACGGATAAGTTTTTCCAGCGTTTCCGGTGTTAGTTTGCTCGGTCTAGACATCTACTCTTGGCAATTTCTCGAAGGTAATTGGTTTCAAGCGGATATTTTTGATTCCGCCAGCCTTCGTTACAACTTTGCATAGTTCAGGATAGTGCGCTTCCATTTCGTACAGTACCCGTGTGTGGTCTGTCTGCCTATCGGCTACTCCGCGTGTTTTGAGTTCTGCGTCAATACCGCCAGCAGCAAAATACTTGGTAGTAGGACAGAGATATTCGAAACGCACGACAGAGCCATTCTGAATGAACGAGCGAATCGTGCTTTCGTAGTCATCGCCTGATGCTTCTATGATTCTGTCTTTACCGATAAACACAGGGTCGCCAGCGTAGCAGCCGTAGAAAAGTCCGATGATATAGCGCAGCCCTACGGAGATATGGTCGTGAAGGAAAAAACCATTCTCAACAGGGTTGATTCCCCACATTGTTGCGCCGACCTGTTTTGCCGTCTTGAAACCAAGTTCAACGAGTGCGTCTAGGTCGCCTTGCCAGTCCTCTAATTTCCCATCTGCCGTACGCTGCCGAAGGCGGACAACATCATCGTCCATGTTCAGTAGCGGTGTGCCTTTGGGATAGTAGTGATGATAAAACTGTTGTTGTTGGATTTTTCCCAAAACACCTGTGACTACGCGGTATTTATGCCCTAGCACATACCGATAGTGGTCGCTTTCTTCTTCTCCTGCCACGAATATCGTGATGCGGTCAGGGTCTACTTTCTTGCTCTCTAGCCATACGAGAGTCTTATCGCGCAATAATTCGGCGCGCTTGTACGAAGGTATTGCTATTTGGTAATCCATCGCCTTCCTTCCGTTATCAACCGCCGAGTATGCGCGGTTTCGTTTCGCCTTTCAGGGCGGAAGCGAATGCGAGTTCTCGCTCGGTTCTGCGTTTGCGTGCTTCGGCTTGTTCGACTGCGTAAGTGAAACAGTCTTTCATACCGCGTAAGCAGTAGTACACGACAGTATAACGATAGGCGTCTTTCGTGATGTGTTGAATAGGTGTTACGCCGTGAAGTAGTCGGAATCCCGGAAAGAACAACACCCAACCATCGCGGCATTCAATAACAGCGTTATATTCAGGAATGCTGAGATAACCACCGCGAGTGCCACGCCGAACAACAGGCATAGCAGACCACATATCAAAATTATTGCCGTCATAATGATACGGAAGCGTGGAAGTTTTATTGACAACACCGCTAGTCCAGAGAGAGCGCTCCGAAATGCGCCACTCATCAGCGACCGCCGATGTTTCTTTTGCGTCTTTTTCATAAATTTCGGGCGCGATTTCGCGCATGATATCGCTCAAAATATCAGCAGTCTGCACTAATACATCGTGTTCTTCGGGTTGTTCGTGCGACATTGAAGTAGGACGGCAAGCCTCGCGTGTTTGAAATGGTTTGCGTGGTGCCATACCGAAAGTACGACTGTTGTTCTGTACACCTGTGCTGCGTGTTACGCCTGTCGCGCTGTATTTGATTCCGCGTACTGCGTTACGAAGATTTGCAGTCACCTCTGCGTCCATCTTCAAATAAACAAGGAATGGCTCGCCTGTTGTTTCATCAACATAGATGCCTTCTTCAGTAATGTTGGCTTCAATTTCAGGAACAAGTAATCCCTTCATTTCACGCACATCATCACGAGTGATAACTTGCTTGACGGGAAATACTGTTAGTTCTCTCATTGTGTAGGCACCTCAGAGTTGGATAGTTCGGCAATCATGCGCAAAATAGTTTCTGCATTGCTTTCTGTTCCGAAGCGTTCGCGCAACTCTGTAAGTTTTTCCATCGCCCAAATATATTGATGCTGTGGGAACTCACACATGAGCAGACGAATAGTTCTTTCTGCATAGCGTTGTGCGCGTTCTTCGAGTGTTGTTGTTGCCAACACATTTTCGTGTGCTGGTGCAGCAGCAACACCAAACTCAGGTGCTTGTTGTTCGTCTAATATCGCGAGCAAATCATCGATATCTGCTGGTTGATAGCCTGTTCCTTCTAGCGAAATATCTTCGAGTAAATCTAATAATGCTTGTTCGTCATAAGTGCCGAGGTCAGCAAGACGATTATCAGCAGCAACAATTTTCTTTGCGCCTTCGTCATCAACATCTATTTCAACGATATTGATTTCTGTCCAACCTAAAGATTGTGCGGCTTTCCATAAATGATTGCCTGCAAGAATTTGTTTCGTATCTTTGCGAACAACGATAGGTTTATATTGTCCATTCGCGCTCAATGATTCGGCGAGTGCTTTGACATTTCCTTTACGAGGATTGCCTTCAAACTCTTTCAAAGTATCGATTGATACCGATTTTGTTTCCATAATTTCCTCCCATTACAGAAGAAATCTGCCTGATGTGAAAGGGTAAAACACATCAGGACAGACTTCTCCCATTGGCAGGAAGTGTAACATACTAAGGCGTGGAAGTATTCCTTCCCTGACCCAGTTTGCCTCGGTATGTCTGTAGTGCCAGCACATCTTGTAGGTGAAAGGTACTCCTACGCGACTGCCTTCCGACTGGCACTAATTGTTTTCGGTGAACCAACTGACGAAGGTTGTTCTTGCTGATTCCCAAAAGCATGGCTGCTACTTCGCTATCGATAATCCCGTTGCCTTCGGTCATGTATTTTCCTTTATGAATTTGACGATAGCGTGAAGCCTAGAATAGGCATCACCGCCACCCTCAACTATTTGTAACAGTTCTTTCGAATAATCTCTACGCACAGCCCAATACATTTGGGCACATAAAGATTCTTTGTCTAATCTTTTAGTTTTTTCGAAATCGTAGAAACGCAGGTTATCATTGAGGACATCCTCAACGAACTTGTAACGCTCGGCTACCATTCAATGAATAACCACAGAGGTCCAAAATCTATGTTGAAAGACCACCTGTCCACGCATATTCCGAGTCCGAAACGCCAACTAATGCCACCGCCAATGGTGACTTTGCCTACCTGTTTGAATGAACTTACCATGGGAAATCCTCGATAGGTTCTTCGTCCGATTTATCGGAACGCGGTTCTTGTGGTTCAGGTGCATATTTCGGCACTACGCCAACACCATCAGCATTGATTTCAAGTGCGGTGCGCGCGTTGCCTTCTTTGTCTGTGTAGTTTGCTACTTGTAGTCTGCCTGTAACAATTGCTTTGTCACCTTTCTTGAGTGCCAATGCTGTTCCGGCAGCATCACGATTCCATACGAATATGCGGAACCATGTTGTATCGCCATCTACCCACTCGTTGCCTTGTTGTTTGCGCGGAGTATTAGCGATGCTAAATGTTGTAACGGGTGTGCCTTTCGGTGTTTTCTTAAATTCGGCATCCGTTCCCAAGTTACCGATAATGGTAACTATCGGTTCACCAGCCATAGCCATTCCTTTCGAGATATTTATAGGTGCCTTCCTGCGTCAGTATAACAATATCCCCGTTCGGAAGCGTAACAGGACACTCCGCAGGGTCAGCCCAACTTGAAACCATATAGCCTTTTTCAAGTGCGCTGCTAGGGTTGTTATGTACCGAATCCGTGTCGAGGTTGTGACACTCATGGTGTAACGCAAGAAAATTAGCGATTTCGTCTTTGCCGCCACGACTACGCAATTTGCGATGATGAAGCGCCCAAGAGTGTGGAAGTGACCCACCGCATTTTTCGCAGTACCCTCTCGCGCGTGCCCAAGTCAAAGCGCGTAGTACCTCTAGTTGCTGAGCCATGTACGCAACTTTCCAGTCATCGGGTCTTTGCAAGCAGTATTGACACAGACGAACATATCGTTTATACGCATCACGGATTTGTGCGCACATTGTCCGCACATCATTTCGGACTCGTAGGTATAAATGTCGCCGTCATTGACTTTGACCCGAATACGGGTATGCCAATGGATTACCTCATCGCCTAAAGTTTTCGACAGCGATTTGCGTTTGCGAACGATATCTTCCCATACGAGGTTGAGCCACTCGATTCGTGACATAACAAGTGGACATGGACCTACTTCTGTTTTGCGAACAGGCACAGGTAACGCTTGTTGAATTTCGCTCGCGACAAAATATGTCGTCTTGTGTGTCCATTTATGAAAATCTAACATCATGCTAAGAGTGCCAAGTGGTAACGGATAGCGCTGCGAAAATTTCGGCGCGCGCCCTTTCTCTCCTGAATCGTGTTTGTAATATTCCCACACTCGGGGATAGTCGCTCAGGATTTCTTCTAATAATTTCATGTGCCTAGTTGCTCAATCGTTATCCACACGCCTTCCACAGACCCGTATGATTTACTTGCTGAGATTAGCGTTACTTGCGCATCATCAACATAAGCAACACCCGTGAGTCCATCAAGAACTGCGCGAATTAGTTTATCTAAATCAGGCTTGACCCATGGCATTGAACGCAGACTTGTTTTTGGTTTGATATAAATAAATTCACAACTAACTTTCACAGCACCATCAACAGGTCGATAGCCTGAGAGTTCTGCGTTACGCGCAATATCAGCACGCCATACTGCTAAATCTGTTGCTCTTGCGTGAATAGGGCGACCATGAATAAATTTCAGCGAACCCTGCGGAACGGGTCGCCCTTTCACGAAGAACGAATCCATCAATACCACCGATTCTTTTGCCAAAATTGCCAAGCGTTACATGGATTATTGTAACGGATAGAAATATAATTCAATCCCCAAACTATCTGTCCTCGCGTGTCGTTGAGGAAAGCAGTTTTTTGGGCTTGAGTATTTCTTGGCATATTGCGTTGTGGTATCCCATGGTCATTGGTAGGGCTGACTGCTTTCGGATTCCATGCGGACTCTTTGCCCCATAGTTTCGATAGGCAGCCATACTGCTGTTTGCCCCATGCATATTCTGTCTTGGCAATATCACGAGCAATTGCCCTAGGGTCTGTCAATTTCTTGACTTTCACAGGGTCTATGACTGGTGACATAGTTGCCGATAACGGCGCTGTGAAGGTGAATAGGGCTGCGAAATACGCAATCGCTAGCCCTCGTACCTTCCATTTTCTTTGAGCCTTCCTATAGCCTTCTACGGGTTTTATTGTGCTCATTGAAGTACCTCATAACGCTCTAGTCTTGGAGCGTTCTTCTTCTTCGTAGGCTTTGAATTTAGATACAGTAGAGCGAGCGCGTAGTCGCTCCTGTAGTTCCTGACTTGAACGGGAACTTGCCTGAATATTTGCGCGTTCAGGGTCGCAGGTCGGACAAAATCGTACACCTTCGAAACGCTCTGATACAACTTTGGTATTCCCATCTTTTGTAACAGTTTTCTTGTCCTCGTAGTACTCGACCCATATATAACCATATTCGCATGGTTCACTATGCGTACAAATACAACCCGTTTTTCCACAATGATTCATTACATACCCTTTGTTCGGAATGGATTTTTTCTTGGTTTGTACGGGCATTCCTCAAGGTGCGCGTCCATTTTTTCGCCCACTCCTTCGTGCCTACCCGATTTCCAGATGACTATGAAACCACAATTGTGAAAACAACTCATGCTCTCATAGCCTTCTGGAATCTCGTATCCGTTTTCTAGTATCATGCTTTCCTATCCGCATACATTCTTTGGGCTATCCTAAACGCATAACTCACAAGGTCAGTCAAATCTTTTGCGGCTGCCTCGTCAATAGCGAGTAGGGCTATTCGCCCGAACCGCTTGGTCATTTGACCAATACGGCTAATCTCTGCGGAAGTCAGTTTGCGTGACTGCAACTCAGCGACATACCACGCTGTCAGCGCGATACACCCACCGATATCGTTGTTGATATGCAGCGTATCCCACTCGTCCTCGACCAACCGCGACAGATTCCATGCGTTGATACCCTGCGAACGCGCATCTGCAAGTTTGCTGCTAATCCTGATAACAGAATCCTTTGCAGACTTCACGCGTGGCAGCGGAATCGGAGTATCCGATTCGTATGGTTCTACCTCTTTAGATATATCGATAGATATATCTAAAGAATTGGGTTGGGTTGGGTTGGGTTGGGTTGGGGTTGGCGTTTCGAATTCGTTTCCGAAGTCATCAGGAAACGCATCGGAAACGCGTTTCTTTTGCGTTTCTCGATACTTTGCCAACCTCTCCCGTGCCTCTGCTCGTTTGCCCTCTACCTTCTCCCGTGTCGGTTGATACTCGTCATACGAGCGTATTTGAAATCCCTTCGCCGTGCGTTCCCATAGGTTTTGGTCCTCGAGTTCGTCACTTGGCTTTTCAGGATTATCGCCTACCCACGCATTGACGATTTGATATGGGATATGCCCGTCTGTCAGTTGGCGGTTGGAATAGCACAGTCCTGTTATGAACAGGCGAAATGCCGTATCCGACAGTCCAATGACTTTCGGGTGGTCTGCGAAATTGTCGTCTAGCCGTACCCAGCCCACTAGCCTTCTCCCTTCACAGGTTGCAGAAATGTAACGAGTTGCTCGACTATCACAACATCACGACCTTCAATGTGATGGTGATATTCGGAAGCGAACGCATGAATTTCCTTGATGAATTCAGCACGGAAATAAGATTCCATGTGCCGATACATTGTTTGCGATACGCAAGCGCAGATAACAGTCTTGTCACCAACATCGCGTACGCCTAAGCATTCGTGTAGGTCGCTCATGCTTGCGCTCCTTCGTGTTCGAATTCGCATTCGTCACAATGGCACCAATCGCAACCTTCTATCGGACACTTGCCCCAATTGTCATCAGTCATCGTTGCCTCCTGTTGCTTTCACGGATAGACGCGCAGAGTCCTTGCCGACCTTGAATGGAACATATCCAAGTTTTTCGAGGACTTCTGCTTCGTCGATGGATTTTCGTCCTGCTACGGACGACCAAACGATTTTCAAGCCCGATACAGTAGTTCCGTTAGCGCCTTCAAGAAATCCTTTGAGTCCGTCTTTTTCCGCCTCTAGTTTCCGTATCTCATCGCTAACTCGAAGATAGTCCTGTGCGACCTTATCAACGATAGGGTCAGGAATGTTGAAACTATCGGCTTCTGATTTTGACCGACCAGCACAACCCTTCGTGCCTGTCTTGTCATAGAACTCGCAGTAGTTACGGCAGAACACCGCGTCTTTTTCAGGCGCAGGTGGGTTCTTTGCGAACTTTACTTCCGACAACCATGCGAACGCTTCATTTGCAACATTCGCATCGTACGGCTCGCTGTGATAAACAATGTCGTTTTCAGTACCATCACGCGGAATAGCAACAAGCGTAACAGTATTTACTTTCTGACCTAGGACATTTTCAATGAGCCAGCCGTATAACTGAACTTGCCAGCGCTGTTGTCTGCTCGGAAAATACGCAAGGTTGCGCATCTTCGTAGATTTCCAGTCAATGACTTCGCCCAATTGTTTATCGAACATATCAACATGACCACGCAGTTGTGCTTCTTCTGAATACACTTCTGTTTCCAGCAAATATCGTTCGCCGAATGGGTCAAGACGATGAAACGCCTGTTGAATGTACGAATGTATTGCTGTTCCCATCATGCTACTGAAACGCAATAAATTGCTGTTCGTTTTTTCCGCGCCGTTGATTTGTAGCCACAATTTGCGTGCGCAACTACCTACCTGACTCGGACCTATATCAGTTTGCTTGCCGCGTGATTCTGATAAACCAGCAGCAGTAATGGCTTTGACTAATTCATTGGCTGCTGACATTTTGCGAACTCCGTTTCTTAACTGTTGCCTCTATGTAATATTCCATAGAGTTGTAGATTTCGCGCCAAATTCCATCATCGACTTCCATCAAACGAATGACTTGAACCCACTCGTCATCGCTTAACGCAGCCTCGCCTTCGTGATGATTTTTCAGGTGTTCATCGGCTTCATCACGCAGAGTAATAGCAGCGAAAACTTCGCTGTCATCAAGATACGGCGCGATGAGTTTTTTTACTTTTTCTATTTTCATTACCCTTTGCCCTTTCTTACGCTATGTCCATTGAAGCGCGTACGGAGGTTCCGATAGAACGCGCAATATCTACTTGAGTGCGAACGCGAGCAGCATTTCCGCGCGCAGCCTTCACTAATGCTTCGGCTGTTTGAAGTTGATGCCATTCCTGTTCACATTCGACAAGTGCTTTGTCAGCAACATCGCCTACGCGCAATTTCAGATTATTCATGCCAATGTTTAATCTTGCCCGAGCGATAGCGATTTCGAAAGTTGCCTTGACGCCGTGATATAACTTCTCAGCATCTACAAGTTCGTCATGCGCTTTGTCGATTTCCTTGCTAAGTTCGTAGAGTCTTGCCTCTACTCGTTCAGGTGTTATCGTCATACTTGCCTTTCCGTTCCGCAGGTGGAACATGGTTGTTTATGAATATTCCACGCACCGCAATACGCACATCGCGCAATAGGTTCGTGTCTTGCTGGTCTTGTTGCCGGAACAGCGTGAGGGTATGTCAATGCCCACCCGTCACGCCACGAATATGAACCTGTCATGACTCAAGCCACAATAGGAACTCTGCCCACAATTCTTGCCAACGCGCTAACCATTCGATTAGCGATTCTGAGAATAGAGGAATTTCAGGTTCGGGTTGCGTTTCGACAGGTGCAGTCGTAGTCGTTGTCGTATCTGAATTTATGACAGCGCCAACAGTAGCCGTATCTGCGACTGTTGTGACTGTGCTTGTTTCTGTAATGACTGTGCTTGTTTCTGTTGTGTTCGTAGGTGTTGGCGTAGGTGTTGGCGCAACAGGTTGTGGTTTAGGTTCAGGCGTAGGCTGTGGTTCTACTACTGTCGGCGTGACAATGACAGTAGTTTGCGTAGGTGTTATTGCCACGAATGTATTTTTCGTAGGTTCTTCTTTGACTACGAGAATTTGATTCGGTTGCGCACCGATTCCTGAATTGTTGCCATTGCTATCTGTCCTGCCTTGTAACACATAGCGTTCCCCTGCTTTCAATGTTAGTCGTGAATACAGAGAATTCGGGTCGCCACAAGTACCAGCATCGCAAACGATTGCACCGCTTACGACTACACCATTACTATCAACGATGACATACACATCTGCTCGCGCAGGAATAACTGTTGAAGCCAATAGAACAACTAACAATATGATTAGTTTTTTCATCATCGCTCCTCGAATAAAAACGCAGGATGCTCATTGCGTTCTACCCAAACAATGCAGTCATGCCCTTTGTCGTTCTTGCGTGTTCTACCTGAATCTATTAGGTAGCCATCATCAACGAGTGTTTTTCTTGTAGGGCGGAATGTGTTTCCATCGATGCCGAGAAAGTTTTGCGCTTCATCATCAGTCGCACCATACACACCGCGTCCTGTGAAATACGAGTGAACGCGGTGACGAATAGTTCCTGAACGCGGCAATACAGATTCGGCAGCAGCACGGCTTGTTCGCTGTGCTTTCTTGCCGACTATCACAGTATTGTCGGTGACGGCGCGCAATGGTTCTTTCTTGCGTAGCGCTTTCTGCGTGTGATAGTGCTTAACGATGATATCGTAGACTTCTTCCATTGTTTGGTGATAGCAAGTTTCGCCCGTAGCGTCCATTTTGATAGCGTCAAAATTGGCAGGGTGAAACAGGCATACGAAATTATCGTGGTCGCCTATCCATGGCAAATAGTCGCTAGGGCGCGTGAGTTGTTCCTCGCACCAATAGCAACTATCTTGTAGTAGTTCCATGTTCTTTCCTTCCTTCTGCTAGTGCCTCTAGGAACAAATCGCAATTGTCGCGAGTCCAACGCATAGTGGCTTCCGCTAAATCGGTGTCGCCACTTTGCGCTGCGTTAAATAATTTCTTGCTGGCTTGCGTAAGGAAATCCGCAACCATTGGATTCAGCGTGTTGTTAATCATTGTTGGTCGCAACTTTCTCTAGTACCAACATACGCAGAGTTTTGCCTTCGCCATCAGGAACGATTTCGTCTAGTAAGGTTTTGTTTTTATCCCAAAACTTTTTCAAATCTTCCTTGTTTTCGCACTCGTTGAATTTTTCCATGATGCCTTCCCAGTCGGTTTGGCTTTGAGGCGATACAGGCTGGACGACCTCAGCCACCACAGGCTCTAGAGTGACCTTTACAGGCTTGACTGTGGAATCCTGACCCGAATCCGCTTGGCTCATTTCCTCGTCTGTGTATAGCCCTGACAAATCGTTTGGAAACGCCTTGCGTAGCGCCAAAGATTCAGCGCATTTTGCGAGCATCAGGTCGGGCATTTTTTTCCACACGGGCGATGCCAACGCATACGAATCCCATTTCGCTACTGCGTATAGTGGCTCGGCAAATCCTTTGCGATATACGCCAACTTTCGCTGCGTATGGTGAGGTCTTGCCAATCCAAACATCTTTCCATACGCCATCTTCGCCGCACCAAAATGGTCCTGCTTGTCCTGCGTATTCGCCTGAACGCTGCGCAACGATACGCAAACCATCAACAGATGTTTGTATTCCGTAGCGTCCGCCTCGTTCTATCATGTAAATCTGACGAGCGAATGGGTCGAGTCCTGTTTTCTGTGCTTGATGAAAAAATACGGCGAGGTCGCCGTTGCTCGCATTGTTCAAGCCAAGTTGCTTCAACGCAGCGAGTTGTTGATTTGACCAAAAATCTTGGTCG